GAGGCTGGCGTAGAAGTGATCGTTCGCCTGGCGCAGGTTCGCGTACTGGACTCCGATCGACGCCTTGCGCGACGCGATCTGCTCGTCGAGCTGGCGCTGCTGCTGGCCGCGCGACCACGCCGCCTGGGTCGCCTGCGCCTGGTGCTCGGCCGCGGAGGTGCGCAGCGCCGCGGCGGCCTCCTGGCCACGCGCGATTGCGAGCGGCGAGCCGAACGCCTTCGCGGCCTGCTCGATCTGGTCGGCGGTGCGCTGCTTGGCGGCGGCGAGGAGCGCCTGCCGCGCGCCCTCGTTGTCGCCCATGATCGCGCGGAAGCGGTCGACCGCCGAGCCGGCCATCGTCGCCTTGTCGCGCGCGTTGTCGCGCTCGCGGAGCTGCGCGTTCACGTCGTCGGAGGCGTACTTGTTGATGATGTCCAAGGCCGGGTTCTTGCCGCCGCGGCCCTGGAGCGCCTCGCCGAGCCCGGAGAGCGCGAGCGAGATCGCGATCGCGATGTTCTGGCCCGTCGAGCGCGACGCGTAGAAGTGGTTGTCATCGATCTTCGTGTCGGCCCACTGCTTGATCGCGCTCTCGTGCTTCTGGCTCAGGTCGGCGAGCTGCGCGGCGTCCTTGTCGCGCTTGGCCTGCTGTTCGGCGGCCAGCCGGTCGCGCTCCTCGTTGCCGCGCTGGAGGATCGTCGCCTGCTCGGCCTCGCGCTGCGCCTCGACGCGGGCCTGGTCCTGCACCGCGCGCTGCTGGTCGGTGACGGCCATGCCGTACGCCCCCTCGGCCTGCGCGAACGCGTCGGGCGAGCCGGGCGCGGGCGGCGCCACGGGCGCGGGCCCCGCGGTCGCCTGCGGCATCGACGTCACCGCCGGGCCGGGGGCGGGCGGGGCCTGCGGGCGCGGCGGCGGCGCGGTCATGTCGGGCTCGGCGCCGGGGCCCATCGGTGCGCCACCGAGCGGCGGCAGCGCGGGCGCCGGAAATCCGGGCGTGGTCGTGATCGGCGGCGGCGCGATGCCCGCCTGCGCGAGGTCGCCCACGCCGGGCGCGCCGCCGGGCCCCAACCCGACGGCGGGCGGCGCGCCGTTCACCTGCCCGACCATGCCCGCGAGGTGATCGAACGGGCCGGCCTGATCGACCGGCGCGCCGCCGGTGCCCGTGAGCCCGCGCGGGATGACCGCGACGTTCCCCGCGTCGTCGAGGATCGTCGTGCTCTGGTCGTCCTGGTGGAGGATCTGCGGCATGGCTACTTGGGGCGCCCCGCGTAGGCGGCGCCGATCGTGCCGCCGGCCGAGAGCAGCCCGCCGAGGAGCCCGGGCTGCGACATCGCGGCTTGCTCCTGCGCCATGCGCGCCTGGAGCTCGGCCGTGTTCATGCCGAGCAGCTGGCTCATGTACGACTGGATCATCGCGTCGTTCATGCCCATGGTCTGCAACTTCGCCTGCATGTTCGCGAGGCTCGTCGACTGGTCGAGGCCGGCCTGCTGGAAGATCTGCTGGTTCTTGGCGTCGAGGTTGGCGAGGTTCATTTGTTGCCCGAGCTGGGCGTTGCCCTGCGCGATGCCGATGTCCTGCCCGGCGCCCTGGCCGAGCACGCCCGCGAGCTGCGCGCGCGCCGCGCTCTGATCTTGGAGCGCCGCGCCCTGCGCTTGGCCCGCGCCCGAGAGCCCGATCCCGGCGCTGTTCGCCGCCGCGCCGCGCATCGCCAGCGCCGCGTTTCCGCCGCGCGCCGATCGAGCGAGCGCCTGCTGCCCGGCAAGCCCCTGCTGGATCTGGCGCTGCACCGCGAGCTCACCCGCGCCCTGCTGCTGCCCGTTGGCGACGCGCCCGAGCTGCTGCGCGAGCGCCATCTGCTGGCCGCGCCAGTCGCCGTAGCGGCCCTGGTCGATCTGCGAGGCGGAGCCCTGCGCGACGTTGCCGACCTGGACGTTGCCGGCCTGCGGCGCCGTGCGGTTGCCGTAGGTCTGAAGCCCCGTGTCGATCAGGCCGCTGATCTTGTCGCGGTCGCCGAGCTTGGACGCGTTCGGGTCGGGCGTCCGGCCCAGCCCGCCTAGGAGCACGTTCTTGAGGCCATTCAGGAAGCCCATCAGCTACTCCTCGTCGCGCCCAGCGGCGCGCTCTGGCGCAGGATACCACCAGTCAGCAACAGCTCCGACAGCTCGAATGCGGCCCCGTAGGCGCCATCGGCCTCGATGTCCTCGATACGGAAGGCGATCGCCTGGGCGCGCAGCCCGACGTGGATCCGCCGCTGGTAGGGCGCGCCCTCGGTGAGCGACCCGCCGTAGGCGCCCACGCCGTAGGTACCGACGCCGTACAGCGACGGGTCGTAGTTGGTGTCGACGTCGAGGTCGAACGGGCCGACCCACGCGTCCTGGTAGTCGATCTTGAGCCGCACCCGGAGCGTGTGGGCGCTCCGGTAGGCGCCGATGAAGCTCGCGTACCAGAACTGGTGCCACGCCTGGAGGTACGGCACCATCTTGACCCACGCGGTCTCGATCCGCATCGGCACGTGCAGGTTGTCGTCCTGGTAGCTTCCGATCGTCTCGACGAAGACCCGGGCATCGGTGCGGAGGTAGTAGAGCGCGCCATCGACCACGGCCGCGTCCACGCCGAGGTGGTTCGTGAAGGTCGACCACTGCCGCCGCTCGTAGTCGTAGAGCAGCGTCCGGCCGTCGGCGTCGGCGGCCGTCATCATCACGTACGGCCGGTCGGGCAGGAGCACGGTGCGCGTGATCGTCTGCGCGTTGTACGCGGCGACGGGCGTGCCGATCGTCTGGAGTTGGCGCGTCCGGTCGAGCAACATGATGCCCTTCGACGACTGGAAGATCAGCCCGTCGGGGGTGAGGCCGATCGAGTCCGCCGCCTTGCAGCCGCAATCGCTGGTCACGAGCTGCGGCGGCGAGAACCCGGCCTGTGGGTCGAGCGCGGGCGCCGCGGCGGGCCCGGCGCCGCCGAAGATGTAGATCGCCCGCTCCTTGAACACGACCACCGTGTCGTCGAGGATGCCGAGGCCGGTGATCGGGCCGCCGTAGGGGTCGATGCGGACCGACAGCTCCGCGGGGGCCTCCATGCCGGTGTCGTCGCGCAGCTCCTGCGAGAACCGGACGAGGTGCGGATCGCTGGAGTCGGTCCAGAACAGGCGCGCCTTGCCGCCCGCGATCACGGAGCCGCGCCAGCTCGCTGGGGCGTTGTTGCTCACGCCGCCGTTGGTGTAGAGCGGCTCGCGCGCGATCAGCGTCGTATCGCTCAGCCGGTCGACGAACGTCACGGTGTCGACGGTCGGATCGTTGAGCAGGAAGCCGTTCGCGCCGGTCGCGGCCGGGTCCGTCGAGGTGACACGGTAGAACGGCGTGGCGTCGATGCCGCCGGTCTGGTTGGCGGGCGAGCGTGCGACGCCGATCCGCACGCGCCGGCGCTGGGTGAGGCGCAGCGTCGGGATCGTGAGCGTCACCTGCGTGTCGGCGCCGCCCATCGTGACGGTGGTTCCGACGGTCACCGGGCCGGGGTGGATCTCGCCCGCGCCGTCGATCTCCTCGTACCAACACCGATAGAGGTAGGTCGCGCTCGAGGTCATCGACCCGCCGCCCGCCGGCGTCGTCGCGATCACGCCCGACGCGGTGTCGGGCGCGGCGTGGAAGTCGGCCTCGGCCCACCGGTCGCCGTCGTAGTGCAGCGGCGCGGCGCCGGCGAGGTAGAGCCCCGCGCCGAGCTCGGCGGACTTCCACGCCGCGGCGTTGGCGAAGTCGAGGGTGACGGCGCGGATGCCCTGCTCGCCGAACTGGTTGCCGGCCGAGCTCGCGAGCTGGATCCGGTAGCCGAGCGGCACGAGGTGGCGCCGGGCGGTGTAGGTCGCGCCGAGACCCGTGGCGTCGACGGCCTGGTCGATCGGAGGCACGCTGCTGAGGTGCGCGCGCGTGGGCGCGCCGACGGCCTGGCCGGGGAGCAGGCGGGCGGCGATCGGCGTGGCCGCGCCGTTCGGCGCCGACAGGCGGATCGCCGCGAAGTAGGGGTAGTAGAGCACCGGGTGCGCCACGATCGCGTAGACGTCGCCGGCGATCGCGGTGCCCGCGCCCGGCGATCCGCTCGCGCCGTCGAGGAACGCGCGCGAGGTGAGCACGTGGCCGCGGATCGTCGAGACCGTGCCGAGCACCGCGGTCGAGGCGATCGCCGTGACGGTGCCGACGTAGACCGCGTTCGTGTCGACGGTGGCGCCCTGGAGCTCGGCGGCGAAGCTCCACGCGTCCCCGCTGTTGCTCGTCGTGAACGCGCCCGTGAGTCGCCCCCAGCCGCTGGCCGAGGTCGCGGCCGAGAGCACGAGGTGATCCGCGCCGCCGACGACGACCGAGAGCGCGGCCGCGTTGACGAAGCGGACCCACGGCACGCCAACCGCCGCGGCGATCCCGGTGACGAACGCGACGGCGATCACGCCGGTGCTCGACGCGGGCGCGTAGGCCACGGCGATCGCGCCGGGCACGAGGTCGGCGAACGCGGCGGCCGTCGGCAGGCCCGTTGCCGGCGAGCCGATCACGCCCGAGGGGTGGACGTAGGCGATGCGGTAGCCACCGCCGGTCGTGACCCAGGCGATCACACCCGGGGACGTCCCATCGCCCGCATCGGCGGGCAGGCCCTCGGCGTCGAAGCTCGGGTTCGCGCCGTCGAGGTCGTCGGTGAAGATCGCCGCCGCGCCGGCCGCGCTCGTCGCCGGGTTCACTACGATGATGTACAGCCGATTCGCCGTCGGCTTCGCCCAGATCAGGTGCAGCACGCGGCCAACGGCGAGGCAGCGCGGGCGCTGGCCGAGCGCGTCGGCCTGTGTCGGCGCGATCAGCTCGCGGCCGGTGTCCGTCTCGACGAGCGCGTACCAGACGCCGCCGCGGTTGTCCTCCCAGGCCGCGAGCGTGGCGCCGGCGTTGAGCGCAAGGTCGGGCTGTGTCTGCGTCGTGCCGGTGCGCGCGATCGCCTCGTCGGTCGCGACGACGCTCGCGACCGCGCCGGTGTCGTTCCAGGTGTCCGACGACGGCCGGTAGCTGTAGGCGCGCGCGTCGGTGAACGCGAGCAGCTCGGTCCCGCGCTGCGCGAGCCCGCGCGCGTTCGCGAAGCCCACGCCGGGCGTGCCATCAACGAAGCCGCCGAGCGCGCGGTAGCCGTTGCGCTTGACGATCGTGGTGTCGCGCGCGAAGACCGCGTTCTGGAGGTCGAGCAGCTTCGTCGGCGGGACCTGCTTGGGGTCCTGGCGCGTCTCGACGCCACCCGCGAACGTGACCGTGACCGCTTGCTCCTGGATGGCCATGGTCACTCGTCGTAGGCGACCGCGAGGTTGTAGAGCGCGTGCGCGACGTTGTCGCACTGGATCCGCACGTACAGCTGCTCGCCGGTCGCGATCGTGTAGTTGGGCGGGGTCGTGAACGCCTTCGTCGTGACGCCGGTGCCGGTGTTGATCGTCTCCGTCGATACCACCGTCTTGGTCGTGCCCGTCTTGCGGCACAACGTCATCGTGATCGTGCCCGCGCCGCCGCGGTTGTAGCCGAGGGTCACGTTGGTGATCCGCTTGTTCACGTGCAGCGGGATGTCCGCGGCGATCACCGAGACCGCGCCGAAGGTCCACACGCCATCGCCGAGACTCGCGGTGCCGCCCGCCTCCATCTGCATCCCCGCCGCGGAGATTGGCAGCTCGCGCGCGCCGTGCTTGTACGCGCCCGTGGTCGACACGGTGAAGTGCTGGCCCGCGCTCGCGGTCGCGCCGGCCGACAGCGTGAGCAGGTTCGAGCACGTAACCGCGTTGACGATCGTGTTGGTCGCGGTCCACGCGCCCGCCGCCGAGATCTGCGTGAGCGACGTGCCCGCCGGCAGCGCCGCGAACCACGTCATGCCGTACGACGCCGCGAGCCCCGCGGGGCTGGCCTGGCGCACGCGGTTGCTGATCGTCGTCGCGCTGTCGGTCGCGAGCACCTCGAACAGGTCGAGATCGCCCGCGTCGAGGCGGGCCCACTGCCGCACGCCACCGCTGCCCTGCTGCTGCTTCGCGGTGTAGGCGTCGCTGGCGTCGACGTAGTTGAACGCCGCGGCCACGCTCGCGTAGTCGCCGCCGATGCCGCCGAGCAGCGAGATGTTGAGCGTGCCGCCGTTGGTGATCTTCACGTCGCGCGCGCTGGCGTCGAGGAAGTGCAGCTCGCTGTCCGTCGACGAGACCCACAGCGCCGACGAGAGCGCGGCGACCGAGGCCGCGGTGGTCGGCTGGAAGTCGATCGCGCGCGCGTCCTTGATCGCGTAGTAGCTGCCGCTGAACGACCACGAGACGTCGGCGTTGATCTTGAGCGCGGCGGCGGGGATCTTCACGCCGTTGCCGGTCGTGTGGTCGTGCGCGCCGACGATCGTCATCGCGTCGTTCAGGAGCGTGTCCCAGACGTCGGCCGAGCCGTGCGCGGCCGGCGTGACGAAGCCCATGTTCGGATCGGTCGGCATCAGTACACCTCGATCGTCGCGGTCGGCTGCGCGACGCCGACGACGGTGATGAGCAGGCAGGTGCGCGGGTCGGTGTTGCCCGCGGTCGTCAGCGCGTGCGCGAACGACGCATCGGCGACCGAGGGCGTGAGCGTGTAGCCGCGGACCGCGCGCCGGAGGCCGTGGTTGATGCGGTTCACGCCGACGACCAGCGCCGTGACGATCACCTGGCGCGCGAGCACCGCGAGGCCGCCGATCCGCGCGACCTCGGTCGCGAGCTGGTCGATCGCCGCCGACGTCGCGCGGTCCGGGTCGGACGCCGCGTTGGCGATCTGCGGGATCGTGCGCGGTCGCTGGGCGCGGGCGTTGGCCATCAGATCCACTCGCTCTCGTCCCACGGCTCGTTCTGCGGACCGCGGGCGGCCAGGCTGAACGGCTCGTCGGCGTCGCGGCCGTCGGCGGCGGTGCGGATGCGCGCGGTCAGCCGGGCGATCTCTGCGTCGGTGCCGCCGACCGGCATGTTCAGCCCGTCGTAGCAGCGCTTGAGCGCGAGCTGCACCGCGAGCTGCTCGTAGCCGTTGATGCCGTCGAACGTGTCGCCGTCGGCGGCCAGGACGGTGGCGGCCGGGACGTAGTAGAGCCGCAGCGTCTCCGCCACGGCCGGGATGGGCGCGAGGTAGAGCGCCGCGCCCTGGAGGCGGTAGCGGTACGCCTTGTCGCCGCTGAGCGACGAGAACGCGTGCGCGGCGTCGAGGTCGTGTGGGCGCAGGCGTCGGTACCCGCTCGGCGAGCTCGAGTCGGCGATCTCGAGCTTGCGGAGCTTGTAGAAGCCCGCCGGCAGCGTGATGCCGTCCTGGTTGGCGGTCACGGCCAGCGTGCCGATCGACACGTAGTAGTCCGCCCAGCGCTGCACCATCACGTCCCACAGCTCGGCGATGCCCTCGTTGATGAACTCGTCGATCAGCGTCGAGGTGACCGACGCGGAGTTCTCGAAGCGGCCCCGCCGCTGGACCTGCGTGCGGAGCTGCGCCAGGGTCCAGGAGCGGGCCACGGGCTAGACCGATCCGTCCACGCCCGACATGTTGACGATCAGCATGTCACTCGTGCCCAGGTCGGTGAGCGTGCCGCCCGGGGCGTAGACCTTGACCGTGATCGTGCGCGTCGCCGGCACGTACTTGGTCACGACCGCCTCGAGCGCCGCGGTCGGGCTCGCGCCGGCCGACAGCACGCACGCGCCCAGCGGCCACGCGTTGAGCAACGCGTGCTTGCTCACGATCGTGTAGAGGCCGGTCGAGACGTACGCCGGCGCGTCGGCGGTGACGCGCGAGACGCTGTTGATCGCCGCCGGGAAGGTCGCCGCGGC